CGAGAGATCGCCTCAGCGCGGCTGCGCCAGTGGCTCGCGCCTGGCACGGTGGCCACCGTGGCGGCTACGGCGGCGACGATTTGTTCGCGCTTGGTGTAGGTCATTCAGGGCTGTACGGAGTCCCGTCTTGGTTGAATTGCGGTAAAATCGGGCCGACGAAATAGGGGCCAACCATCAAATCTTGGCAAACCCTGGTAGCAGCCTCTATGGCCGCTTGCTGAACGACCATTTGAGCGGTGACAGTTGTGCTAAGTCTTGCCGATTCAGCAATCGATGTAGCAGTGATTCCGGGAACCAGGTTTTCGGGGATTGTGATTGTGAAGTTCATTTGATTGAGGATTGAGTTAATTAGCGATAACAGTCCATTGGGAGCCATTACAAAAGACCTTGGCAATGGCAGACCCACCGCCAACAACGGCTGATCCAATCGTTGGTGAGCTCGCATCGCTGACCACGGCTTCCGCACGCCTCAGTGTGGCGCTGGCTGCTGGTAGCTGAGCAACGGTGATCTCACGGCCAAACTGGAAGAACCCCCGCAGATTACAAACAACGACATTACCAGCGACGCCAGTTCCATACCCTATTCCACCGTTTATCGTTACGACCCCACCATTGGCGGTGTTTGTGGCGTTAGTGAAGGCATCCCCGCCGAGCAGGGCGAGCGGGGATCCTGTTGCGTTAGTTGGTGTTGCAGTTGGAGCAGTTCCTCTAGCTAGTGCCCGCAATTCCAAGCCAGAATTCTGCTCATCCTGGCCACCCCGGCTACCGCCTTCAATGATTTGATTAGTAACACCAGCGCCACCCTGGCGACGCATGACCAGCGTGTAAGCTGTTAATGAGCTTTCATTATTAGACGTAAAGAGTGGAGCGTTTGTCGATGTTGACGTGACATACGGAACGGAAACAGCGTTCATACCTGTAAAGGCAAAAACAGACGTGCTGTTTAGGCAGACTATGCGGGGATCATTGCCGCTACCTTGCTTGTCAAAATAAAAATCGCCCCGGCCGCCTGTGATGTTGATATGTGTTCGGTTGTTTGCCAGATCAATGCCAAATCTCAGCGATCCATTCTGGTGAACCGCAATAGGCCATCCAGTAAACCCTGACGGGCAGTTAATGCCAAGCGCACTACCAGCAGTTGACCAGCCGTTGCTTGTAGTTCCCGCAGGCTCAATCAGAACCGCAGGCTTAGTAGTAGTGCTCGTTCCCCCGCTAGATGAAAAGGCTCCCGACAGCAAAAGCGCCGAGGAGCTCAGCGCATTGGCAACCGTAGATGTAAATCTGGCGCCTAGGGTTAAGTTCCCAGATCCATCCACAGAGCTACCGGTTACAGCGCCAAATGTGGTGGAGTTGAGGCGATACTGCAGCTCGGTAGTAGTACCGCCAGGCGATCCGCCGCCACTGCCGCCCGGCAGGTTGGTCAGCTGGGAACCGTCAACGGCTGGGAGGCGTGCGCTGCCGTCCAGGGCCACCACGTTCCCCGCTGCCGTGCCCGTGTTCAGGGCCGCAGCGGTCCCCAGGGTTGGGCGTCCAGACAGATCTGTGTAAACGCCGCTGGTGGCCACACTGGCGAGGCCTGTGATGGTGCTGGCTGACTGGTTGTGGCTGGCCGTGGCGTAGGCAGTGGCATCCGTGGTTGCCGCCGTCCCCAGCTCCAGCACCGTGCGACCTGCCGCTGGGCTTGCAGCCCCCGCCAGGGATCGCCCCGTGGCCCCACTGATCGACTGCCACCATGCCGCCGCCGCCTGCCAGACGCGCTCCACCGTCCAGGCCCGTCGCGTCGTCTCGGTGCCAGCCTGCGCCGCGGCCTGCGTGACCGTGGCGGCTGACCACTCGCGGGCATCGGTCAGGCGGCTGTCGGTTGGCTGGATCGCCGTTGCCGCCAGTCCTGCCGCCGCGTCCCAGCTGGCCTGGCTGGCCGTGGTGGGCAGGCTGTAGCCGGTGGCAAACGACAGCGTGATCGAGGCCGTTCCCGATCCGGTGACGCTGAATCCCGTTGGCGCCGCGAACGTCGGATAGCCGCCGGGGCCGGTGCCGCCCGCTGCGTCGATGGTCGTGTCTGTGATCGTCAGGCCCGAGCCAAGCGTCAGGTAACGCAGCCGCCCGGCGGAGTGATCCCAGAACACCAGCCGATCGGCACCCGCTCCGGGGTCGTCAGCCGTCAGCTGCTGTCCCGTCAGCCCCAGCACGTCGGCCACGGTGGCGCCGAGGGTTACAGACGTGTGATCGACTGCCGCCAGGTGAGCAGTGATGGCAGCTGCTGCGGTGCCGGTGGCGTCGGCGCCAACATCACCAGCCGTCAGGGCCTGATTGATCCACAGGCCACTAGAGGCACGGCGCAGCACCTGCCCCGTGGTGGCGCTGCTGATCAGAACATCATGCAGCTCATCAAGCTCCTGGCCGTTGTCGACCTTGACGTAGAGGATCCCTGATGTTCCCGCGCCCGCCTTGACGCACCACCCCAGGACCACCCCATGGGCTGGCTGCGTGGGCCTGGTACTGGTGAGCTGGCCAGTGGTTTCGCTGAGGAACACCAGCCCGCCCTCTGTCAGGCCGGATGTGTTGACGCCAGTGAGCGGGCCTTCGGTAACAACGTAGCCGTCGGAATTGCTGGAGATCGCCTCCACTGTCAGGCCCATGGTATTGGCTGCCGTTGCTTCGACAGAGGCGTCAGCCGGCGCAATGGTTTTAGTTGTTCCGCTGCTGCCAGTCACGTAGACCGGCACGCCTTTGACTATCGCGCTTCCGGTGTTATTTCGGACTGGTGCTACAGTTAGAGTAGCGCGGTCAACGGTTATAGAATCTAGCTTTGCTTGGTTGGCGGCAGATAGCAAGCCAGCCGCCAGCGTGGTGGCCTCCGGTAGCGTTACGTCTGCGCCAGTGCTGCTACCTAGGAGGCGTGTCGCTGGATCGTAAGTGAGGTTTGTAGGAGGTGCTAAGTTTGCAATGTTTTGAGTAGTTGCATCGACAGTATTCGCACCCTGATCCATCGGCACACGTTCCGTGCCAGTTAGTGGTGTTGTTGCGTTAGGCAGCCCTGTAATAGTGGTAGTCATTGCGCAACCAAGGGAATCCCGGAAAGTGTTGTAATTTGGAGGCCTGACAGGGTGGTGATAAACGTGTCGGCAACAGGAGCAATCGGCTCCAGAGACAGGCTAACCATCATGTAGGCCCCATCGCCCACTGGCATCGGTTCGCGAACGGAATAGGCTGCGCCGTTGACTTGCAGCAGGTCGCCGTAGCGAAGGGCTTGAAACTTTTCAGAAGGTAGATTATGCAGAACATAATCAGTGCTAATTGCATTGCCGTCTGCAATTAACTGCGCATTTTCTTCAAGTAACGCATTATCAGAAATGGCGCCCCAGATCACTGGGACGCTGCCAAGGTGCCGGTTGACGGCACGGGCCAGCAGGTTGTGACGGCTGGCCCAACTCATCAGACCAGCAACACGTTGACCGCGGTAGCCGCCTGGTTGGCGGCAGCCATGGCGTAGCCCACCAGCTTGCGGGTACCGGAGCTGTCAGAGCCGGACACACTGCCGGAGCTGAAGTACACCGGGCCGCCAGCAGTGCAGGCATCCGCAGAAGCTGCGGTCAATTTGGGCAGGGTGAAGATACCCTTGCGGCAGAGAATGCCATTGGCGCCGTTGGCGATGTCGGTGACGGCGACACCGTGGAGTGAGCCGAACTGCACGAGATCGCCGGAGGCGATGGTGGCGCCTGCCGTGATCTCGATGTAGTCGCCCAGCTGAACTTGGTTCTTCATGGGTTGGGTTCCTTAGGGGCTAGAGATAGAGAATTGATCAGGCGCCAGCGGAGCGGACGAACCCCCGGTAGTCGCTGAGGGTGCAGCCGAAGTCCATGCGCACCAGCAGCTCAACGCCGTCGGGATCGCGCCTCTCGGTGGTCGTGATCGTCGGACCAGCCTCGCCAGCGAGGTAGCCGTAGGTGATCATCTCGACCCGGTTGGGTGCGCTGGTCAGGTACCAGAAGGCGGTACTGTCGTCGGAAAGACGAGGCTCGACGATCAGCTGCACACCGGAGGCAAACGGGTTGGGGCCGCTGCTGCCGGTCAGACTGGTGGGCGCGTAGCCGGTGGGGAACAGGAACTGCAGGGCGGTGGTCTCCAACTCGGGCGGCACCACCAGGAAGGCGGGCGCCAGGTTGAGACGGTTGCCAGCCAGATCGGTCTGCTTGCGCAGCTTCACCTTTGCGGCATCCATGCCGGCAATGCCGATCACGGAGGTGCCACCGCTGATGGTGTTGTTGTGACTGGAGTGGAACAGGGCCTGGCCATCGAGGCTGACGGTGCCACCAGAGGCGCCGGTGGTCAGCATCTCCCACACCAGGTTCGACTCCAGCAGCCGGCAGCCGCGGCCGAGCAACTCGGGAACCCGCTCGAGAGAATCCAGGTCGTCATTGATGATCGCCTGACGGGTGACCGCGATGCGCTTGCCGTAGGTGGCAAGGTTCCAGGTGGCCTTGCCTTCGGTCAGGGTGCCGCTCTTGTACTCGCCACCTTCAAGGATCTTCTCAGGGACGATCTGACCGGCGATCTGCAGATCGGTGACCTGTTTGAAGTCGGGCAGGTTGCGCTGACGGGCCAGTGGTCCCCATGTTTGCGGCTCTTCTGCATAGGCAGCAAGCAACGTCTTGTTGGCGACGTTGGCAAACAGGCTCGGGAAGTCGCTGGTGCTGTGGAAGGCGCGGCTGACAAGCTGGTTCTTGCTCATCCCCAGGGTGTCAACACCGCGAGAATTGAGATACGACCGGCACATCTCAAGGCAGGTCATTTGATAGGCCTGCCGGCCCTCATCGGTGGGGGCGTTGACAAGGCCCGCCCGACGCTCCAACTCGGAGTTGAACGCACGCACCAGGGTCTCGCCGCTATCGCGGGTAACCTGGATGCGGGCCGGATGGCCAGCGGTGGTAGGCGCCGCGGCCTCAATGGTTCGCTGGTGCTCCCTCACCACGGCGATCATGGCCTCAGTTTCGGGCCGGTCTTTGGTCTCGGTGAGGATGCGGGTGATGGTCGCTTCGTCCAGGCGGGCATGGCTGGCGGCTCGCCGAACGTTGAGCTCCCGGCGCTCATCGGAAACAGAGCGCTTCAGCTCAGTTACCAGCTCGGCCTGTGGCTCCGGCGTGGCAGCAGGTGCCACGGGAGGCACGGCAGCTGCCTGGGCTTCAGTGGTCACCGGGTCACCCCCGGCCTGTTCGTTGTCGGTCACGGAGGGTTCTCCAAAGGTGGTACTGCCGCGCATCACGGCGTGCGTGTCCTGGCCAGCAGCAACCAGACTGACCAGCATTGGCTCCCAGTCGGTCGCCAGCATCCGCCCGCCCTGCGAAACCAAGGGCTTGTGAATCTTGGCGTCAACGGAAAACCGAGCAGATCCAGTCCGCAGGCGCGGCAGCGCGATTGCCATCGCATCCTCAGGACCATCAACGACAACATTTCCCACAAGCTGGGTTGCGCCGTTGCCAGATCGCTCAAGCGCTAGGTCTGTGACTGCGCCCCAAACCGTTTTGGATGTGCGGCTGTGGTCGTAGTCGGTCGGAATCGGTCGAGCGGGCCAACGGATTGCCTCAGGGTTGTGGGATAGGACTATCCCATCGCCTACATCAGCGTCGCTAGAGATGACAATTCGCGCAGTTCGCGTTTCTTCATTCCAGCTGTTTGGCGCTAGGAGCGCCATCCGTTGCAGTTGCTGTGCCATGGTTTCAGGCTAGTGATTGTTGGTGGCTACGGCCTGCTCCAAAATGTCGATGACTTCGACGGGGCCGGCAGTGTAATTGATTCCATCCAATGGAGAACCTGCAGGCAGCTGCGCCTGTCGCGTGTTGCCCGTGGTTCCGCTTGCGCCATCGCTGGACAGGGCCAGGCCAGCCGCGCGGGCACGGGCCATATCGGCTCCCAACTCCTCGATCACCAGCTCAGGGACATAGCCCAGCATCCGATGGAGCTCAGATAGAGACATAACGCCAGCCTTGATTGCGTCGATATAGGCCGGCAGTTCTCGGGCTGGATCAATCAGCCATGTGACTGGCGGGGTCCACTCGAACCGCGAGCTCCCCCGGCCCATGCCGGCCATTGCGACCGCTTCGCGATACCAGCCGGCAAGGGGCTGGAGAAACTGAGGGATGATGATCGACCACCGCCAGCGAGCGACAGCGCGACGCATCTCAACCCAGCCCATCCGGCCACTGGAGAAGTTCACCTGTGACAGATCACCGGTCAGCGCTTCATAGGTGATCTCATAGGCTTGCGCTACGCTAAGCAAGTGGTATTTCTGCACAGATACAAAATCGGCAGAGCTTGGCGGTTGAGCAAACGTGATCCGTTTACCGGGCGGCAAGATCTCAATAGCGCCAGGCTCAAGCGCATCTAGTAAAGCATTGCCATCTGTTTTTAGGTTTGGGTCAACTTCTGTATCCTCAAGAAACGCCATGAAACAAGCCGCCAGCTTGTCCTTCAACAGCTGGGCTGAGTCGCGATCGCTGATGTCACGCAGCTTGAGCAGAGCGCTTACACCAAACGGGACACCTGTAGCTTGGCCGGGCCGGCGCACATCATAGATGTGGCAGATCTCAGACTTTGGTACAAAGTCCGAACCAAGGCGAGCATTACGCCAGTCGCTTTCGCCAGGGTGGTAGCGGCGAATCCAATAGCCCTCTAATCGTCCATCGTCAGAGTATTGTTTACCAAATTTGATCCTTGCTCCATCATCTTTTGTGATGTCCAGCCAATCAGGCTCCAGCACCTGCAGCTGTAACGGCGGCAAGCCTCGATTTAACAGCTCCGGAACAATCCTCCTACGAACAAGGCAGCTACCCCTAACGGCTACCGTGCGAGCAATCAGCGCCTGTTTTGCATAGAGATTACCCAGCTCGTCCCAGTCGCAATCGAGAGACTCAGACCACTCTCGCCAACCCTCCTGATAGCGACGGCTTGAGCCAGCTCCAACAGGTCGACCGATGATGCCATCACCAACCCAGTTGCTCACCACCACAGAGATCGCCTTGCTCGCCCACGGGTCGGAATCGACCAGATCCTGATGGCGGGCGATGATCCGCTGCAGCGACAGCCGCATGTCGGAGTTTGGCCCCTTGCTGTCGGCCAACCAGTTGTCAGTACGGCGCGATACCCTGGCAGCCTCAAACGCCCGAAGGTGCGTTTTAGCCATCTCCACCTGAGCGGCTTTCAGTGCCCTCTCGAGCTGGGCGGCAGTGCGTGCCATCAAGCCCTCCGAAAGCTAGCCAGGATTCTCAAGGGTCTCCTGGTACTGGGCTCCAGTTGATCGGCCATGGCACGCTCAAGCTTTCGCATATCGTCTAGGTTGCGATATGAAACAGTCCGACCGTTGGCAGAGACGCTAGTCACACCCTCGGCAATCGCGGCGCGTAGGTCGTCTAGCTGGGCTTGCGTGTATGCCATGGTGACAGGCTACTGAGTTAGGTAGGTGGATTTGCGACGCTGGATCTGCGTTGTCTGCAGAGGCTCCTTCAGCTGCGCCTCCAGTTGATCCCACATTGTCGCCCGGTTGTATCGCCGGGCCACCAGCTGCAGGGCCGCGTAGGCGTAGCGGGTGCAGTCGCCACCCTCGTCATGCTCGCCCTGCGGGAGGAACCATTCGTACTGGGTAAAC